CCTTCTGCGGAGTAAGGAGCTTGTGAGTAAGGAGAACTAGAATATGACATTGATTAATAAGACCAGATCGTAGGTCTGGGTCTACCCTCCGTATTTTCTATAGTGTCAAGATGTATGAACCTACTTGCACCCGAACCCTTTTGTGCGATTCCAATTCCTGTAAAACCTTTTTGCAAAGCTAAACTTAATAAATAAAAAGCATCTCCTCTCGCTACAGATATATCAGCAGCTTGACCTGTAGTATGTGCTCCAGGAGTTTGTTTTTTTCGCTCGATTGGGTGAGTTATACTTCTGTAACCAGAGTTTATCTTCATAGGTTTTCCAAATGCAGTACGCAACTCATTTAATTTACTTATAAAATCAGGGTCCATATCGCATTGACCTGTATGACTGCATTTAAACTCGTATTGAGTAAAATAAGTGCTTAAATTCCAATCCATCATTTTTTCATTAACCCCTTTATCTCTTCAGTTTTATCTTTACTACCCACGGAACTCCCAAAATAATAAGAACAGACCAACCCGACTAAGGTGGTCAAATTACCTAACAAGAAAATTAAAATATCTTTGTTTGCAGGAGTTACCTCAAGAAATAAAATGACTGCAAATAAAGAAAAAGCAAGTCCTACGATCCCAAGGGCAAGTAAACTAGTGATAATCTTATTTAACCAAGGACTATGTTCGCTAGTAGAGATAGTCATTTCACGTTGCCTAGCACTATCTTTATCAGCAAACTCAGCCTCCATGCGTTTAAGACTTCCGTCTTGCTCCATTTTTTTTAGTTGTTGAAGAGCTTTCTGTTTTGCCTGTGGGTCGGGAATTAATTTATCTACAAGCTTTTCACCTATTGGTAGTAACCCTGATAGTAGATTAAGCAATTTTATCTCCTTTTTCTCTATAGAATTTTTTATTTATTTTACAGCCCTGTGGGGGTTTAACCTCAAACCAATTAAATCCTTTTGTTTCATTTCCACACCAATATATACATAATAGTCCTCTTTCAACACTTTGTAATGTGCAATAATATTTGTCTCGATTTGGAACCGTAGTTCCTATCCATGATGTAAAAAGCAAACTTATCATTTACTAGCCTCTACAATTGCTGTCCATAAAAAATGACTTATCCATATTAATATTAATACAAGGGTTCCAATTGCCACTCCCATTTTGGTGTTATATATAAAAGCCTTCCTTCTTCGCATCTGATTGTATATTTGAGCCTTGCGTTTGGCTCTGATCTCACGGCGTATCTTAATGAGGGCCTGATACCCATAAGGCCCATCCATACCCAGGTGGTGCAGTTTTCCCCAGGTAAATTCATGGCGGATTGCATCTTCCATCTCTTTAATTTTCTTTTTTGCAATGAGTTCATCAAATGCCTCTGCGGTTTCGCTTTTGTCCCACGTTATTTTTTGCCATAGAGTAGGTTTTTTAAACTTTCTTTCTTGGCCCATCCATTCTTGTAAATCAGAAACATGACCGCTCCAAACAGATAATTGTTTGAAAACATCTTCCATGTCTCTTCCAACTTGAATAGCTTTTTTGACACCATTGAAGGCCAAAGAGGCCGCTGAAAGTATCGTTATTGGGTCCATTTATCATCCTAATGTTTTTAACACCCACCCTTTTGTGTTATCTGCTTGATACACATCTTCATCCCAACTGTAATATTTACCTGCGCTAGTTTCTTCTTCGGTTAAAGAGGGCATAGTTATAGGTGCATTCCATGTAGCACTGGCTGTTACCATACTCCAAGATGTATATGGTTTTGGTGACATAAATAAATCTTGATCAGTAAAATATGTATAACCTTTACCTGCATAGTTACCTCTCATGTTTCCGTTATATGAAGTTTGTTTCCATGTTCCACCTAATACTTTCTCAAGATGTGCTTGACCAATGTATTCTTTTTCAACACCGTTTACATCTGCGGTATCTTTGTTTTCTACTACGGTAACCCTTAAAACTATATTCGCAGTATTTAATTCAGCAAAGTGTGCCATCTCATGCTCCTATATGTAATCCAGTTAACTCTACATCTTCACCTATGCAACCTTTTAAGAATGTATTAAAAGATAAACTTATTCTTTCTTTACCCACTACTTTTTCAACCATATGATTTAAGTTAGAAGGGAAAATTACTAAATCATTTGTACCTGTTTCAAACCACCAACTTTCACTATTAAAAAAATTATATTCTTTAGCAGGTATTTTTATTTGTTTGTATTCTTCTTTATAAAAATAAATCTTATCTTTTGTTCTATCAGCTTGAACATAAAACACACCAGATATAAAGCTATTAGGATGGGCGTGTTTATGATGAAACTGTCCTTCTTTTGTATAGTTGCACCACGACTGTGTAATATAAGGCTCAACATTATTTTTAGGTTGGTATATATTTTTAAAATATTCTTTTACAGACTTTTCTATAAATTGTTTTAGTTTTTTCATTTCTTTATTATTTAAAATATTATTATCAATTGATGTTGTATTACCTGTATTACCTCTTGTCTTTTGTTCAGTTATAAACTTTATTTCTTTTTCTGTAATACCTTTGTGTTCAAAAAAAGTTACTGCCGTAGGAAACAATGAATGAGTTATCAATTCAATGCACCACCAATTTTTCCTTGCATTTCTAGTATTTTATTTTCTTGGTCTTTTGTCCAAATAGTATTTATAGAATCTTCAAACTCTTGTGCTTTACGTTGTGCATCTCTAACTTCTTGCATAGAAGGGCAAGGTCTATCATCTTCCCATCTAGTAAATGTAGAATTAGATATCTCCCACTTAGCACCCGGTCTTAATAACTCCATAGCACTATCAATTCCAGTAAGTCTATAAATTTTATCTTTTGGTTTTATTTCCATTTATACTCCTATGCGTTCATAGTTATCACAATGATTCCAGAGCCACCATTTCCTCCACTATTTGGACCTGATGCACCACCTCCACCACCTCCACCACGAAAAGCAGTTCCATTACTACCTGCTCCACTAGCAGAGCCAGCGCCACCACCAAATGATGCATCGCCTCCTGCTGTGCCAGAACCGCCACTACCACCACCTGAAAATTCAAGTTCGGTTCCTGTTATTGTAGAGGGAGTACCAGATCCACCGTTACCACCTTTACAACTTGGACCATTAACATTTGCACCAGCCGTTCCAACAGATGAAGATCCACCACCTCCTCCACCTGCACCATTTGAATAAGGTCCTCCCCCCGGACCTCCATTATTTCCTTGAACAGAGTTTGAAGGAGCACCATTACCACCGTCTGATGAGGCATTCGGTTGATTACCTGAACCACCTGAATATGAAGGTGCTGTATGATTTGTTCCGTTTCCTCCCCCTGAACCACCATTAGCTCCTTGATTGTGGGAGCCTCCACCTGCACCACTACCGCCTCCGCCTCCTCCAGCAGATTCAATTGTTGAAAATGGAGATGGCCCTGCTATAGAAGAGTTTTCGCCAGTAGTACCTACAGCCGCAGTGCCACCAGTAGTACCTGCTTTACCTGCTCCAACAGTAATTGTATACTCATCCCCTGCGGTAACAGATAATGAAGTGCCTGTTCTAAAGCCTCCTGCACCACCACCACCTCCATTACCATTTCCAGCACCTCCACCACCTGCAACTATTAAATAATCTACAGAAGATACTCCAACAGGAGCTTTCCATTTTGTTGTGCCTCTAAATATTAGTGGTGAACTTATAGGTACTGTGTATTTAATAACTACAATTCCAGAGCCACCGTCGCCTCCTGTTCGATAAGCTCCTGCATTGGTTTGCGCCCCACCACCTGCGCCACCTCCAGTATTAGCAACCCCATCATCGCCTACTTGTTGAACAGGAGCATCTCCACCACCTCCAGAACCACCACTTCCTCCTGTGCCTCCTCGCCATGTATTACCGCCACCACCTCCTGCATAAGTTACAGATGCCCCAGTTATTGTAGATGCTTGACCATCTCCTCCAGTACCACCATAGGTGGGCGAGCCTGTATTATTAGAATCTCCTCCTACAGCACCAGCACCACCTCCACCTCCTCCAGCCCAGTACGGGGCAGGTGCAGGACCATCTCCACCATTTTTTCCTTGACCGGGAGATGCAGGTGCTCCGTTACCACCGTCTGAACTAGCTGCTGGAGTATTTCCTGAACCTCCATCTTGTTGGTTTCCAGCATTTCCACCTCCACCTCCAGAGCCACCACTAGGGGCTGTTCCTGCATTTGATGTTCCACCACCTCCACCTCCTGATGAGGTTATCGTGCTAAAAATGGAATCTGCTCCATTATTTGCATGATCACCAATAGTTCCATCACCTTTTGCTCCTCCTGCGCCTACAGTTATAGAATAATCCGTACCTGCGGTTACACTAAGTCCAGTTCCAGTTCTGAACCCTCCTGCTCCACCGCCTCCTCCTGCATTTGTACCTCCTCCACCGCCTCCTGCAACTACAAGATAATCAACACTTGTAACGCCAACAGGGCAAGTCCATGTAGTATCACCTAAAAAACTTTCAATAACTACAACTCCACCTGCTCCTGCGGCAACAGAAAAATTAGAAAATAATAATTGATGTACACCAGTCATTATGAGATATTTCCAGTTAGAACAGCTAAATCTGCTGTGTAGCTAAACATAATTGATGCGACTCCATTTGCATCTAATGTATGCAAAGCAGTTTTTGCTAAATCTCCTGCTTTGACTGCGTTAACAGCAGTACAGGCTAATGATGCTGTACATCCATTAACGGAAACAAGTGAAATAATATCGCCTACCCCAAACACTCCTGTGGGGACAGTGATGATTACATTTGCTGAATTTACTGTAACTTGATTACCTGCATCTCCAATTGCAAGAGTGTAGTTTCCAGATACTTTTGTGCTTAATGGTATATCTCTTAAATTACCGTCTACATCAGATACTGTAGAAGCTCCTGTTATTGTATTTGTTACAGCTAAAGTTCCAGTTACAGAAGCATTAGTGCCTACATTAAGTGTACCTGAAGCTGTTACATTATTAGTTATTCTAAATGAACCCCCTACTGAAGCATTACCTCCTACATCTAAAGTACCATTAATATCTGCATTAGTACCTGCATTTAATGTCCCTACTGAAGAAACACTAACAGCCGAATCTATAGTAGCTCCATTTATTGCAGGGCTAGTTAAAGTTTTATTAGTTATAGTTGCTGTACCTATTTCAGACACTAATGTAGAGTTAGCACCTTTAGGTAACAGCATTTCGTTAGTAACACCCTCACTATGAGGCTGTGATATTATCTTTTGACCATGTGAATTATCTCTACAATTAAGTTGTATTTGCCCCTCAGTAGAACCACCACCTCTTATCTCAGCAATATATGTTGCAGGCTCAACTATTAAATTACCAGATACATTTTTATAATATCCTTTAACTGTATGTGTACCACCTACAGAAGCATTACTACCTACACTAAGAGTTCCTGTTAAAGCAGCAGTTGCAAGATTAGTTGTACCTGCTACGTCAAGTGTTCCACTAGCAGAAAAATCTTCTACATCAGTGTCTCCAGTAACTTTTAATGTACCACCTACAGAAGCATTACTGCTTATCTCAAACGTGCCTACCACATTGGAGCTTGTAAAAGTATTAATTGAATTTACAATTCCTGCTGATGTGCTGTATACAAAAGCTGTCTTACCTGCTGGAACTATTACGGTAGGTGCTGCTGTAGAATTTTTAATTATTGTATCTACTGATAAACCGTTGTTTACAATATAACTCTTTTGTATGTCTGGAACCTGTAAGATTTGACCCGCTGTTCCTGTACCAGTTAAATTTAATCGAAAACCTCTTCCCGATTGTGGAGGGTTGGAAAAGTTTGAAATGCTTAAAGCTACAGTTGCTGTGCCTGCAAAAGCTATATCGTTTGTCTGACATATAGCTTCTTCTATCCCTCGTAGATTAGTATTTGTTTTATCGCCCCAATCTCCTACGCTTTCACCGGGAACCATTATCTCAATTTTTAAATCATCTGACGCTGATGAAGCCATCTATATCTCCTTTAACTCCAATATATTAATATACGACCATCTTCTCCAGCCGTATTTGTAGTAGCAACTCCACTGCCCGCACCGTTTCTATCTGTGTCATCTTTGTTAGCGGGGTCTCCTCTGTCTCCTGTTTCAGTGCTACCTTCTAAAACATATGTAGTGTTGATGTATCCTGACCCTCCCCCTCCTGCTGGTGCGTACGTACCTTCGTCTCCTCCTGCACCTCCGCCATAATACCCTGCACCACCACCAACCAAACCAGATCCCCCTTGTAGCTGCGAACCTGCTGAATTACCTACGCCCCCCGCAGATTGAGATCCACCCCCCGTTTTTGTAGCTGTACCGCCTTGACCATCTGTACCGCCTCCAGCTCCTCCGGGAAATACGTTGAACGGTGTTTGATTTCCATTACCAGAACCACCTCCACCACCAGCAAGCATTACCGTATTAGCAAAAGCTACACTATTAATAAATATTCCTGAATATCCTCCACCACCACCCCTATTTGATGCTCCATCTCCATTGCCACCTCCCGGAGTTCCTCCATTTCTATTGCCTCCACCTCCAGTGCGGATAGTAAACTGCGTACCTGTTTCAAAAGTAATAATGCCAGAAGAGTTACCTCCTCCACCGCTTGAATATTGACCACCACCGCCACCGCCACCCCACATTTTTACACGCATAGAACCAGTATTTTGCATAGTAGCTGTTCTTAATGTTTGATCTGTAAAATTATAAACATCGCCTCCACCTAAATTAAAAGTTGTAGCTCCTATTGTAAATATTGCAGGTGTAAATCCTCCTGTGCGGCCCATCGCCATTGATGAAATACCTCCAAGAGAACTTATAATAGGCATTAGTAATTATCCAATCCAAACTGTGTTTGAGAAGCAATTGTTGTGTATGAAGCTGAACCTGTTTTTGTAATACTTATTAAATATGTATCTATCGAACTTACATTACCTGAACTGGGTTTGACTCCTCCTTGCCAATAGATTGGAGACGCTGTTGTTCCATCTATTTGTATTGCAGTTGCATAATAAGCAGAAAGCCCGTTTGTATTCATAAACGCACAAGTTGTTGTTTGTCCTGTAGATAAAACATTATTTATATTTGTAGAAGCATCGCCCCTAACGTTTATTTGAAAATTAGCTTCCGCATTAACATTATTAAACAAAACTGAAGAATCCAAAAGACTAAAGTTTATTGTACCAGTTGCAGATGCCGTGCTTATTAATGTTTGCTCTCTTAAATTATTGTTAAACTCTACTTGAGAATTTATTATAGCTATATCGGCCGTAGCATCACCTAAAGTTACTTTTGAAGAAAAGGCAGCAGAACCTGTTACATCTAAAGTCCCGCCTACAGAAGCATTACTAGCAACGTCTAAAGTTGCTGCAGTATCTACACTTCCTGTTACGTTTAACACTCCCCCTACAGAAGCATTACTAGCAACGTCTAAAGTTGCTGCAGTATCTACACTTCCTCCTATGTTTAACGTGCCACTAATAGAAGCGTTACTACTAACAGTGGTATTGCCCGTTATTACAAAAGTGCCTCCAACAGAACCGTTACCACCTGCATTAAAAGTTGATTCAACCACCAAAGAAGCTAAACTATCAACAACATCAACAACCCCAGACCCCGTGCTGTAGACAAGAGTTGTTTTCCCTGCTGGAACAGTAACATCACCACCACTAGAGTTTTTAATATCTACGTCAGTAGAAAGAGCGTTTTTTACTATGTAGTTTTTTTCAATATCGGGAACAGTTAAAGAAATACCTGCTGACCCAGTGCCTGTTAAATTTAGACGTAAGTTACGAAATGATTGTGCGCCGTTAGAATTATTTGCACTTAAAGTCAAACTAGCTCCAGAGAAAGAAACATCAACTGATCTACAAATAGCTTCTTCTAAAGTAGTGCCTAGATTTGTGTTTGTAATTGTTCCCCATGTACCAGAGTTTTCTCCGGTTGCCATAAGTTGTATTTTTAAATCTGTAGAATATGTTGAAGCCATTTTATCTCCTATGCTGCTTCTTTAATTTCTTGCCAATTTGGCGTTTGAGAAGTATCAACCACCCCCCAAACTAATATCGTGCCTATTCCCCCATTTGCGTTAACACCCGTTACAAGAATATTTGTGGGGCCTTCAGAAACCAACACGCTTCCTATATTTCCAGAAGCTGATACTCCAGTGGTGTTAACTAAAGCATCGGGTGTAACTGATGTTGCTGTTCCTAATAAACCGTTTACATCTAACGTGCCTGTAATAGACTCGTTCCATGCTCCTGAACTCCAAGACGATCTACCCCATCCTGCTAAAGTTCTAGATACATTTACAGATACCGCAGCCATTTACGCTATCCTAATAATAGCCGCTGCACTGGTGTTTGCTGGAAATATAACTGAAAAGTCCCCAGCAGAAGCTTGTTTAGTGCCACCAAAATCTAATACACAAACCGCTGCATTAGTTAATGTTGTGCCTGTATTATCGGTTGTAGACGGTGTATTGTTATATATTAAAGCCCCAGCCGCATTAACAGTTACGTTAGTAAATGTTAAATCACTAAAATCTACAAAACCTGATGATGTTCCAGTAGTAACTCCCAAGTTTGTTAATGCTGAACCTCCGGCTACATAATTGGTCCCAACAGATTCACTATCGGTAACATATGCCGTTGTGCCAGCACTTAGCGCTGCACCAGCAGAGTATAAAGCTAATTTAAAAACGTCTGATGTAGCTGAACCATCTGGTCTAAAATCATGAACTCCTAGTAAAGCCTGAGCTTTAAACGATGTGCACATTGCTTGTGTAATTGCCATTTTTTACTCCTCTAATAGTTTTACTAATTCAGGGTATCCTGAATCCCTGAACCTGTGTGCAAGAGTCACATTATGACTCCTAACTGTTTCTTTCATGTAATGAACCAAAACTTTCCGTATATCTTTTTTAAAAGTTTCGGCTTGCGCCCTAACTGCTGGATGAGAATTACTACCAACAGCTATTATTTTGTCTAAAGCTCTTTCAGCAACCTCTTCTGGGCTAAACCCTCTGCCAGAAGTTGTCATGACTTTTACGCCTCCACCCAATAATACTGATGTGCTGTTACCAATCATTGTACCTTTAACCTCACTTGTTTCGTTCTATACATATCTTGACGGTTTTTACCTTCACTTAATTGTTTTAGTAACGCCATAGACTCGTTGTATCTCTGCACATAGCTTTGATACGTGTCTGCTTCACCTTTCATAAATATATGCGCTTCAATTAAAGCACCATAAAGTAAAACAGAATCAAAATTATCACCCAACCAAGAAGTGCTGCTTGTAACAATAGACGGTGGGTAATAAAAATAATGTAGTTCTGAAGTATAATTTTGGTCTGGAGTCGGCCCTAATATATAAGAGTTTTGGTCAAACAACGCATAATGTGTTGGCTGCCCAGTAGTCGTAGGGTTAGGAAAAGCCTCACGTATAAAATTTACGTCTTTGTTTAGTAGATAACTATAATTACCAGAAGAATCAATAACCGCTAAAGAAAAATTAGCAAGCCAATCTAACGGCACTGTAAGATATTGATTATTAGAAGCCATGGTTCCTGTAACGTTTTTTCTAAGGTCTAATATTTGAACCGAGTTAAATACTTTTTGCTCTGCTTGATCTATAAAGATGTTTATTTGTTCTGTGCTTGTAAGACTAACAGTGCTCCCATCACTACCTGTAAAAGAGGTGGTAGGAAAGTCATTCTCACAATAACCTTTTATAGTTTCAAATAATTGGCTATAATTCATTATCCAAGTCTTTTAGAAGAATTAGTCCCTTTTATAGCAGCTCCTGTACCTCTAGTTTTAACTGTTTGAGTGTTTGGGATATTGTTCGGATAACCGCCTTCTTTTGGGACAGGCACATCTACGGGTTGTTTAAATTTTCCTATATCATCCATAATTTCTCCTAGTTTGTAGTTACCGTAACAGTTCCTACGCTTGTAGTTATTTTTAAATTATCTGTTAAATCTAAATTAAAAGGGTTACTAAAACCTACAGGGTCAAACCCATACTGATAACTTCTAGAATCTGATTCTGCAAATCTTGTTAAATCCGGTCGTGGGTTCCTCAGAGCTTGAGGGTCGTTGATAGGAAACATACCAAGCTGTAATTGTGGTTGATCCTGCTCAAAACACTCTGGGCATACCAGAATGTTAACATTTTTTGTCTTTATTGTAAGCTCTTTTAACTCTTTTAATTTATACCTAAATCCACATCTATCGCATTCTGCAATAGCTCTTCTGCCTCTTGCAAAATTAGATCCCATGCTAGTACAAGAACTCTCTAGGAGCTAATCTTAGTGGAGCTTTTTCTCTATCTTCACTAGAAGCTACTAACCATTGTTCTTCATAGTCTTGTTTTAACATTTGTATTCTGTCGGTTGCTTCTGGTATTTTTAAAGAAAGATAGTATGCTAATCCTGATACTAAACAAGGCAACATTCTAAAAGGTATATCTTGCGTGTTAGTACCATTTCCAGCATCTTGTATACGTCTCATTCTAAAATACACAAGTGTATAAAAACTACTTCTATCCGGCGTAGGCCATACTTTTACTTGAGGGCTTTGTACTACACCAGAAGAATTTGTAGCTCCTGATTGTCTATCTATAAATATTTGTACAGGCCGACCCGTAGCATTTTTGTTAGGAATAGTTGCATATGTGCTAACAGAGATACGACTAATAGTTAAATCTTGTTGGTTTGTGCCTGAACCTGTTCTAACCTGATGCTCTAACAAATCAATTGTATCTACAGGTAAATCGTAAGCAATAGTACCTTGAGTTAAAGGTATAGTCCCCTCCTCAATTGTCCATAAGTTTATACCTCGATTAGCCCAATCAATCGTTAATAAATTTAAAGAACGTCTAGCTGTTTTAAGATCATATCCAGTACGCATCTCTGTACCGCATCTAGCAAACGCTTCTTCAGCCAAATCATTAAGGTTTAAATTAAAATTAGTTGTATCTGTAGTAGCCATTATTTCTTTGCTTTCACACTATTTATGTATTTTCTATAAACCCCAGCAGCTTCTTTCTTGTTCATAACTCTGGCTCTTTGTTCCATAGCAATAGCAGCTTGTATTTTATGAGCTTTTGATCTATCGCTGTTTCTAATTCTACTTACACTTTTTACTGCATCTTCTTTCGTAGCAAACTTTAACCCTTTTATTGTACCCTTGGGGTTCTCGTCTGTATACAAGTCAGAATGTTTTTTAGACTTTGCAGGCTGACCTTTTTTTCTTGGTATCCTGGGGTTTGATTTAAGCATTATTATTTTTTATTTGAAAGTATATCTTCCCACCATTCTATGCTTGTGTTCCAATGTTCAACTACTGCTTTAGCAGCACGAGCTTGAAAATCAATTGCGCTTTTAGTTTGTTCAACTGTATATTTTTGAGCTTGTTGTAATGTATTAAGAATAGTTTCCATTATTTTCTGCCTTTCTTCTTTTTTAAAATAGTTTTTACGTTTGTGGGTCTCCCCCCTGGATTACCTGCCGCTCGTTTTCTTTGAACAGCAGACTTGCGTTGCGCTGTAGTCATGGACTTAGCTTTTGACCTAGGCACACATTTTGGGTATGCTCGTCCTCCATCTCCTTTTGCAGACTTTCGTCCACAGGCTTGGTATTTACCTTTTTTCTTAGGCGCACCTATATCAACCCAGTCGCCTTTTTTGCCTTTACCAAACCATTCTTTAAGAGACATAATAAATTACCCAAACAACAGGCATTACAAAGATTATAAAAAATAGCACTAAACCCATTTAAGAGTAACCTCCCCCTCTTTTCTTGTACGTTTTGACTAAATAAGCATTAGCGTAAGCTGATGGATAAACATCAAATTTACGCTTTGTCTCTGCTTTTACACGAGCATACAAAGATGGATTTGTAGGTTTAGAACCTGCTTTTTTCTTTGGTGTTTTCTTTGATTTTTTCTTTATTGCCATTAAGCCCTCGTCTTCCCTCTTTTAGCTATACCATCACGTTTTTTAGCTACCTTTTTACCGCCAGTAGCGCCACCTTTTGTACCACCTTTGGTTGCAACTTTACCACCAATTTTATAACCTTTTGCCATACCACCACCAGCCATTTTGACTGCGCCGCCTTTTGCCATTCCTTTGGCTGTTTTCTTTTTCTTTATTTCGTCTATGGCGCCACCGATATTGTAGCCTTTAGCCATACCACCACCACGCATTTTGACAGAACCGCCTTTTGCCATTACTGCGCCTCCTTTAGCCATCTTGACAGAACCGCCTTTAGCCATTTTGCCTTTACCATCCATAGCAAACTTTGGGACCATCTTACCTGTCTTTGGGTCTTTACCCATAGGCAATTTACTCATCTTCATCTCCTTTATATAAATTGTTAAACGTTACTTCTGGGTCCATGTACGAATCGTCTTGTTCCGCACAATGTGTATGTTGGCTTGGTCTAAAATCAGGTGCGCCTTCACCTGTAACCCAAAGAGCAGGGCTTGTAACTCTGACTCTATTATTAGGTAATGCAACCATGTTGCCCTTCCAAGGTCCGTCTGTCAACACCATAACGTGACTCTGCTTGTGCTGGGCTGGACAGTCTGCGATTTCGCTTTCGGTGAAGTCCACAGTGAAGAGATATCTCGATGTATGAAACTCCCCGGCGATCTTACATAACCATGGGCTAGGCTTACACCTGTTAAGGGACACAATGGAGTGGGTGTGTGATGGACAGTCCCACGGCTGTGCGAGGTGGGTTTCCATTCTTTCAGGCCACTCATCCATTGGGATGTCCCCACATAAGGCTGTGATTGGCATCCTAGCCCACATGGCACCTCCGTGCGGATTACTTTCGCCCTCTTCCTCTTCACATCCTGTAAATATGATTTGGAAACTGAGACATCGGTCCGGCATTGTTGTGACTGCGACTGCCAAGCCGTGTACGAACTCCCCGTGGTATTTTTGATGTCCATGTGTAAACTCTTTTCTAATCCAAACTTTTGTATATGGAATGTTACTAATTAAATACGCCACCCTACACCTCCTTTTTAAATCATGCGCCCTTTTGTTTTACCCTTTCTAGCAATACCATCACCTCGTCTAACTTTTATCAACCCCCCTTTTTTAACTTTTTGAATACGACTTTTATTTTTATAATAATCTGTTTTAATACCTTTTTTGTCTTTGGCTTTTTCTGTTTCTCCGTCAATCATTTTTTGTAATGTTTTTGCCGCCTTAGTATCGTCACCAAATATTTTGTTCATTAATCTGCTAACTCCAACTCCCGCACCAGCAGTACCGCCATACAAAAGAGCTTTACCTAAAGCTGGCCCTAAAGCAACTTGAGTTGGTTTTTTCTTCTTAGCCATTATATGAATCTTCCTTTTGTTTTACCCTTTCTAGCAATACCATCAATTTTTTTCTTTTTAACCATACCGCCTTTTTTAAGA